GAATCTGACATTAGATATTTAATGCGAGATAACTACCCTCTAATTGTAGAGGGGGCGTTCTTAGGAAATCCAGCACTATTGGAATTGTACGGGGCTATCATATTTATTCAGACTGATGATAATCTAAGATTTACAAGACTCGTTAAACGAGATGGACATAAAAGAACTTACAATGAATTAATGGATAGATGGCAAATAACAGGGCAGAGTGAGACAGCATATTATACTATGTTATTTAATACATATCCAGAAAGGATTTATATTGTCGACTCAGACTTTGACTTCGTTTCCTAGTTTAGACACTGTTATACGAACCCACGTGAAAAATCAAAAGAGATTAGAAACTCTTGAGCGTATGATTCAAAGCTGGTATGACAAAAAGCTTAATGACCTAGGAAATCTATTTGTCGTAGATGATGGTTCCATACTACGTGACGAACTTATATTTATGCTAAGTAAATATAACGTAAATTACTTTTCTGCTACCAATACTCCAGATACAAAGAATGGTTTGGCATATAGTCTATCTGACTGGATGTGTTCGTGGCCTAGATTTTGTTGTGTAGATGATGCTGTATTTGGTAAAGGAATCAAAGATAGATTAATATACCTTTTTGAGGAAGAGTTGCCTAGATTGAATAAATGGGGAATAATCGGCACTTTTGCATGTTATGAAGATATTACTCGTAGTAGCAACAAAGTCATAGGAGCTAGTTTATGGGAGGTTCCCAACAGCATCTTATATGCTTTAGTAGGTCATATATTCTCTCAAGACTTCTCTAAAATTGTAACACAGCGTTGGAATGATGTCAATGCTGGAATTGAAGAATATCCTGCAATGTGTGATGACATTTGGATTAAAAAGCTTCTTAAAGAATTTGACTATAAAGCTTACAATACTATGCAAGATTTTACTCAACATACAGGAATGGATAATCGTACATTTGGGGAAAGCGGAAGCAATTCAGAATACTATTCAAAAGTATTTGTTGGAGAATAATGATTGAAGCAAAGATTGATAGAGAGGAATTAGCACTATACGAGATATTAAAGAACCCATGCCTATGTGCAGAGTTTATTAATAATGTAGATAGGGATGAAAGATTTGACGACGAGTTTGAAAACACTTGGTATCAAGATGAAACCTTAGCAGATTTTGGCTCTCATGTGTCAATGTGTACTGCCAGAGCGGTTGGTAAAACAGTTTGTGACGTAGCCCTTATTCTATGGGTATTAACATTTAATGTATTTCCTAATGATTATGCTCTTTTCGTAGTCCCATCTAAGGTACACTTACAACCAGTTTGGGACGGGTTAATGAGAGGGTTTAGGTCTAATTCTCTTATGTCTAGCTTTATTAGAAAGAGTGAGGGAATTAACTCATCTGATAATATTATTAAATGTCTAAACGGGTCTATGCTTTATTGTCGTATTGCTGGACAGTCTGGAACTGGTGCAAACTTAGTTGGTTTACATACTCCATTCATTCTTGTAGACGAGGGTGGTTATTTTCCTTGGGCAGCTTTTCAGGAAATGCAACCAGATTTAAATGTATTCACTCCAGGACATAGGGAAATAGTTACAGGAGTTCCTACTGGTTTAAGAGAGAAGAATGTTTTATACCATGTAGATCAAGTAGCTGAAATATTCTCTAAGCATAGAATTACAGCATTTGATAATCCTAGAAATACTCCAGAAGATTTAGAGAACTATAAAGATCAGTATGGTGGAGATGATACAGAAGACTATATTCATTATGTATTAGGACAACACGGGCAACCTGTTTTTGCCCTATTTGATAGAAATCTATTTCTAATTAAAGACTATCCAATTCTTAAATTAGAGATAGATGGAACAAAGGATGAAGTATCTGAAATTCTTACTAAGCTGGAGACATTTCCTCCAATAAAAGAAAAGAACTACGGTATTTTATTTGGTGTAGACTTAGGATATACTGAACCTACAGCCATTAACATAATGTACTTAGATGATGAAGAGAAGATTAGATTTCACGGAAGAATTAAATTAACTAAAGTTTCTTATCCGATTCAAGAAAAAGTACTAGACTTATTAGCAAGAAAGTATCAGCCATTTGTCGTAGGAATGGATGAAGGTCAGACTGGTAAATCAGTAAGACAACATCTCCTAGAGGAACCACAATATAATAATAGCTGGTACAAAGATTTGTTTATGCCAATTGACTTTTCTTCTTGGACAGTTATGGGTACAGATCAGGATGGTGAAGAAGTTAAAATGAAAACTAAACCATTTACAGTCTCTCTACTTCAAGATTATACCAATAACCATAGGATTGTATTTTCTCATACTGACCCCGATATGATTGTAGAGTTAGAAAGAATGACTTATACCAAGAATCCAAACGGGGATATTTCATATAGAACTCTTACTGAAAAGGGAGGTAAGAGAGGTGAGGATCACTTTACATCAGCTCTTTTGTGTGGAGTGGCGGCTTATTATTTTACAAGAGAGCATAACCTAATTAGACCGAAAGTAAAATTGTTACGGTCAAGCTGGATATAATGGCAGATAAAAATATGTTAAAAGCAGTTGAATCACTTACTGCAAAGAAAGTGAAGGGGGTTGCCTTTGCTGAGTTTGGTAGTCCTACCACTAATCCTTGGACTGATCCACTTAAAGCTAAAGACAAGAAAGTTGATTATGATGAATTCGTAAAGCTAAACTCACTGTGTAGATTTTTCTATAAAAGTGAACCTGTTGTATCTACAGTTGTAAATAAACTTGTAGAGATTGGTATTAATGACTTAGTATTCTCTAGGAATGGTTTAAGCGAGAATGAATTTAGATTGTTCTCGGCACTTAAACCAAGGCTTATTGAGTTTGCTGAACAGATGGCTCAGGAATTCTTGCTTTCTGGATTAGTGGTTCCTGAGGTTGGGTATGAGAAGAATAAGGATAAAGAGTTTATCTTCTCTTTAGGAGTTAAGAAGTACACTAGTTTAATTCTTCCTGAATCATTAACCCTTCGTGACCCATCTACTATCAAGATTAAAAGCACTTGGTTTGGTGATAAGCCTATCTACTTCATTAAGATTCCGGAAGATATTATTAAACTGATTACTAGTAAAGGTAGTAAAAACGATCAGGAGAAGGAACAGTATGACAGCATGGTTAAACAGTTCCCTGATTTTGTTAAGCTAGTAAATAGTGGAGTAAAAGAAGTACCGCTTGATAATGATAATATTATTCGTAGAAAGTACACTGCGGATAATGCTTATCCAATTCCGTACATCAGCCCCACTCTAGACGCTCTGCAACATAAGCGTAAACTACGCAGAATGGATTACACTTTAATTGATAAAGTTATCAGTGCCATTCTTCATGTGAAAGTTGGTAGTGACGAGTTTCCTGTTACAGATGGAGAGGAAGATCAGGCTTATCTGGATGAACTAAGATCACAGTTGAGAATGAGAGCAAACAGTGACCAGCTTATGGAAAGAATTTTCCAATTGGTTACTAATCATACGGTAGAATTGAATTGGGTATTTCCTCAATCAGAAATCCTTCTGAATGAAAAGAAATACGACGACATTAACCAAGAAATTCTTTTTGGACTTGGATTTCCTAGAGTATTAATTACTGGTGAATCTGCTAGAAGCGGAACATCCGACCCTGAACTAGCTACACTAGCTCCGGTTAAAACTATGGAGAATTTCAGAAATAAGATTATTGAAGTTATTAGAGACATCTGCACAGAAGTTTCTTTAAGAAATAACTTTAAATCCGCTCCTATGGTTGAGTTTGCTATGCTTAATCTTCATGCGTTTGCTGATTTCCTAACCGGACTTGAGAAACTATATAACGCATCAGCCCTTTCTAGAACTGACTTGGCTAGAGTGTTAGGGTACGATTTCTTAGACCAATTAGAAAAACTTGATAAAGAAAATCAGGAATTGGCTAAGAGAGGATTACCCACAGTTGGGCCTAATCCGTTCGGTTCACCAGCTACTAATACTCCTACGGATGGCACTAAAACAGACCAAAATACCTCTAAAACTACAGAAAAACCTAAACCAACCACTAAAACTAACACTACTAAGTAGTTTAATGTATAATTAAGTATTAGAGGACAATAAAAATGAAGAATGAAAAGCTTCAAGATTCGACTCTTAACGAGTTGAAATTCATCCCCACAGAAGAAATTCCCGATGAGATTCTGGACGCAGAAGCTAGTCTTATGCTAAATCCTTATGTTAGATGGGCTAAGTTTATCATGACCGATGACCAACCTAACGGTAATAAGGAAAGAACTCCCATCGAAGAATTCGATAATATCATACAATCTGGAATCCATATGCCTATTAAAATGGCAGAAGGTAAGATTGAAGAAGGACATGAGAATTCCTCTCCTATTGGAGTCATTACCCACCTAAAGAAAGAATTTGTTGACGGTATAAACAGGATTGTAGGACTTGCTGCTTTCTGGTTAAGAGAACGTCCTAGTGATGTTACCTTCCTTAAAGAGCAGTTTGATAACGGACAAGAACCTAACCTATCTTGGGAACTGGGGGCACAGGAAAAGGTTTTGGCTAGTGATGGTGTATTTGACTGGAGAGGAGTTGCTGTCCAAGCTGTTACAGTTGTGGGCAGACCTGCTTATCAGGGAAGAACTAGAATTATAGCTATGGCGGCTAAAAAGAAAACTCCTGATAAATGGGACAAAGAATATATTGACAATCTTCCTAACTCTAACTTCTTATATGTTGATAGAGATGGAAGTAGATTATTCCCTGTAAAAGATGATAAAGGTCTTTACGATGAAGGGAAACTGAGGGAAACGTTGGAAGAGATGGGTAAATCCAATCTACCTACACCTATTCTACGGTCATTGAAGGCTACAGTGACTACATTACTGGGTAGAATTGAAGGTGGAGCTAGCTTAGAAGAAATCAGTGTGGATGGTGCTATCCCCCTCGAAAATAATTTTACGGAGGATGATACAGTGGAATTAGATGAGCTAAAGAAACGGGTTTCAGAACTCGAAGCTGAACTAGCTACTGCCCAAGCCTCGTTGCAAGAAAAGGAAGATGCTAAGGCCGCCCTGGAAACAGAGAAGGCTGGTATGGAAACTGAACTTGCAGAACTTCGTGCTTTCAAGAAAGAAATTGATGACGAAGTTGCTAAAGCAGAAAAAATTGACGGCATTAAGACCAAGTTTGCGGAAGCAAAGCTTGAGAAAGAAGATGCCTACTTTACTGATAATTCAGAAAAACTTTTAAGTTTAGACGAAGCCGCTCTCGATTTCATGATTCAAGAACTGTCTGCTTTCTCTGCTCAGGCTTCTCAAAAGCCAGAAAATGGGAAAGAGGAAGAGATTAAAATTCCCAACTTCAAGAATGAAGATGGTGTACTTGATATTCATGCAATCGCAGTGGCATTGAAAGAACGGAAAATTTCCAAATAAATTTGGAGGAGATACTAGACAATGGAAATCAATCGCTTTGAAGAAGTTCTTGGTGGTGTGATGCAAGCCGATACCGTCGAGGGTCGTTTCGTCATTCTCGTTGCTAATGCAATGGGTGGGACGATTATGAACATTGATGACGACCTTCCCGGCCTTCGTGTTCCCGCTACCGCTGAGGAAGCTAAAAGAGCTAAGTACGTGTCGGCGTGGGCTGTGGACAATCGACAGACACCTTTGGTGATGTCTTATCCTAGCACTACGTTCGATTTTCGTGGTGGTTGGGTTAACTCTCCGAGCGGCCCTATTGCCCAAACTTTGTGGCTTACCCATCCGGGGAATCAGGAAGGTACTACAATTCCTTCCGGTTATAAAGCCCTTGGTTATACTGATGGTACGTTTACGTTCCCGTCAGGCGCTTATGTTGACAATGCTTCGTTGCACACGCCCGGTGCTGCTGTTATGATCGCTGATACTGCGAGTGATGGCGCTGGTGATGCTGGCAAGCCTAAATATTTGGCGGCTGCTGCTGAGGGTAAGGTCGGTGTGGTTGAAGCTTACGATACCGCAACTGGTCGTTTGACCATTCGTGTTAACGAATAAAATTAGGATTTAGGAGAATATCAATGGATGAGAAAACCCTAAAGGACGCCGTTGCTTCTTTGATTAAGTCGAAGGACTATGCGGCATTTGCAGCTCTCATGGTTGAGTACGTTGATGCTAACCATGTACCTGCGGATATTATGAATCTGCTTTTGCCCTCCCGTTCTATGAACGAGGGCGATGTGCTTGTGAAGAAAATTCGTCGGGGAATT